AGCAATTCTACAATGCGTTCACGTTCCTTTTGTCTAGCAATCTCAATAAAGTAATTGATAGCCAGAACATCTTCCTTAGAAAAGGTTGAGTCCAGTACTAGCATGTCACTTTCTACCTTTACCATGCAATCTCCTTAATAAGTTCTGGCTTGTGGGTTACCCAATAGTAGTTACAACGTTCACAGCATGGCTTGTTGTTTTCAGATGCCACCGCATTTTCAAATTCAAAGTAATACCCTGGGTCTTTGCGATACAGGTTTGCTTTGTGTGTAGTTGTTACACGTGTCATAACAGCCTTGTCATCCATCCACTTAGGGTTGTCTACACCCCAAAACTGATACATACGCTCACGAAGATCTTTAAGATTACGAACATTGTTCTCAGTTTTAATGCCACGTTCGTTGGCTTCATCCACCATAGTCATGGCGTAGTTGTATAGACCCCATTCATGTCCACGCCACATCTTAACAGCAGGGTGGTTACGCCAGCCAGCGTGTGGATCATCATTAGATAGAACGTTTAGGATTTGGTAGCACTCTAGGATTTGCTTGTTAAGACGCTTATTGTCCAAAGCACGAGCAGTGTTTACAAATGATTTGTAAGGAAGAAAAGTTTGCATGTTGTCCTTTGTTTAACGGAAACTTTATATACTAAGTATAGGGGAGAATCGGGCTTGTGTCAAGCCTTTGTTTCTCTTATTTACCGCCGAGCTTTTAATTCTTTATTTCTCATGGTGCAAATTCTACACTCAATCAAGTACCAGCTCTTGTGCTCTTTGCAAAAATTCATTTCCTTTTTCATGATATACTTTCTTTATGGCAGCTAAAAAACCAACTATTCGCAATTCAAATCGTCAGAATGGGAAAGCTTCTAAGAAGCGTCCTAAGATGTTCGATCCTCAAAAGAGACGCTTAGTCGCTCTCTAGAATTGCTCAAATATTTCCCATTCATCTTCGTATCCAATGTATGGGCACTGAAACTCAAACTTTGTGTTCCAAAGGAGAATTTCTTTTGCCCTACTATTTAGATTGGCAATCTTCAAATGATTTGGTGAATCAATAACAAAAACAATATCATCACTATCCCAAATTATAGAGTGATCTCTGTTATGAATACACTCTAGATACGCAGGTTCTTTTCTGATTGCCAATAACTTCATACACCAATTTTATCAGGTTGCAGTCAACAAAGCAAGCATCAATTATAAACAATGCTATAATTACTGTATGTCTACTTATACTTATCGAATCAACGTTGGTCCTGAAGGTGCTACCGCAATCATTGACCTAGTAAACGCCCCTAACTCTCCTTGTGAGGTTATTGTTCAAAACCTAAATGGAAATGGAATTTCTGTTTATCTTGGCAATGCAGCCATGTACAATGATGAAACTTGGGGGCTTGAACTTAGAGATGGAGCATCTCTTTCGATCGCTCTTGGTGCTTATGACGATCTTTGGGCTGTTGCTGACGATTTTACTACAATCAATGTGCTGAAGACTTCTGGTAATAGGAGATAGTCTTGGGCTACATTTACGAACCTGGAGATCTTTTTATTAAAGGTGCTAGTGCCTCTGGTGTAATCTGGGGAATCTCTGCTCCAGTTGATCCTACACTGCCTCAAATTCAGCTTCCTACTCCAGGTTCTGGCTACATGTATGGTGCAATGGACATTAATGGTAATGCTAATCACGTTAATAAAGCAACTATCATTACACCTACCCCAACCATAGTAGCTGCTGGATATGGAACTAACGGTCTTTACAGAACTAAACACGCTGGTTACATGAATGATGATGTAACTTATTTTGACAATCACCCACGCATTCCAGATAACAAGTATGGAAGCTCTGTAATAATTGATACTTTTGGTGGCTTTGGTGCAAACGATCTTCCTGTTGATGAAATATATAGTATGCAATGGACTGGATGGTTTATTGCTCCTCAAACTGGTAACTATAACTTCTACACAATTTCTGACGACTGCTCATTCCTATGGATTGGTGATAGTGCCAAGCATGGAAACTACACCAGAGCCAATGCTCTTGTAGACAATGGTGGTCTTCACGGAGCTAATTCAAAAGCTGCCGATGTTTCTGTTCACCTTACCGCTGGACAATACTACCCATTCCGTATGCAGTTTGGTGAAAACGGTGGTGGAGAATCTTGCATGGTCTTCTACTCAAATGATGCTGGTCAGACTAAGGTAACTTATGTCAATGGTCTATTCAAGCACGATCCAGCTAACCCTGATTTATACTGATATAATTGATAGATGGACCAAGAAGAAGTTCTTGATGAATTAAATAAACTTGTTAACCGTGTTGGACCAATTGGCGAAGAGATATTTGATCTTGCAGTTATATACAACAAAGTTGAAATGTTTAACAAACTGAGAAACATAATTCACGAAAAAGATTTAGCTGGAGATCAAATAGCAGTAGATACCATTAACTGGATATTTGAAAAGCTGTCTGAATAGTGCCCCCAGTAGGGATCGAACCTACGACCTAGAGATTAGAAGTCACTCGCTCTGTCCACTGAGCTATGGGGGCTTCGTAGGGCATGAGGGTAACGATCCCTCTTCCGCAGATTAAAAGTCTGCTGCATCACCTTAATGCTTATGCCCCAAGTATTTAGTTGTGTCCCATGTCGGACTCGAACCGACACTGAATTGATTTTAAGTCAACTTCCTCTGCCATTGGGATAATGGGACTCAGAGTCCTCCAGGTGGGGTTCGAACCCACATGCCACCGATTACCCTTTCTACACCTTATAAGAGTGAGGGGATACTGGAGGAATAGTCCTACAGCCTGTTGACTATTTCATCAATCTTCTTATTTAGTTCTTCTAAAGATCCATCATTTTCAATAGTAAAATCAAAGACAAAGCTATCTAGTGCAGACTCAGAAGAGTGAGAGTTGACCGCCTTTGTTCCTGGCTTTACTACTCTAATGATTACTCCGTCTCTCTGCTTAATAGATTTATACTCATTAGGATATCTTACATCAGTAAAGACCACTTTGTCAAATTTTCCTACACTTCTAATTGATTGGTTTACCCAAAAATCTTCTCCAAACATTTGACGACCAACTTCAGTTCCTAAAACCTGCAAAAGTCTACGAGTTTCTGGAGAGATCTTTTTCACTTCTTCCCAGCCCATACCATCTACAGCAGACTTAAGGTGTACAGAATTAAACTCGCCAACCTCAACCAAAGGATTAAGTCTATACAAAGCTTCTCTAATAGGGTCTGCAAAAGCAACCCTTCGATATCCATACGAGTCAATCAAATGCTTTGCGACTGTATCCTTGCCTGTTTGTGCGTATCCACTAAGACCAATAATCATGAGTGTAGTGCCTTAAATGTTTCTGGGAATGCCTGGTGAGCAAGATCTTTAACAGCATGAGCATATTCTTGAATCTCTGCCTGAGCGTCATGCTCAAGTCGCTGGTCAAGGAATGTCATGACTCCCTGTAAAGATACAGTCCAACGCCAACGAACATACATGCCATATGCTGGTAGGAAAAGACGTGCAATCTCTGGTGCAATGTTGTCAGCCATAGCTTCGTGATACAGCTTAGTGCTCATTACAATAAGATCATTTAGCTTATTGGTGTAGTAGGCACCATTGCTAAAATGGATTGGCTCTCCGCTACCCTGTTTGCTATTCTCTGGCTTAGAACGCCACGATGATGCACTAGGAACGTAGAACTCTTCCTGTTCCGTAATGTAACGGCGTGAACTTTCATTCCAGCCATTCTGGTCGTCTACATGTGTGCTTGCGACTGCATACTTCCACCATTGTCTTGCAACAAAGAGGGGTGCATATACTTCGAACGTAAGAGCTGCGTGTCTAAATGGTGACGTGTGCCCTTCACGAATGAGGAAATTAATAAGCTTTGCATCTTTGGAGGTAAACTCCTCAGACTCCTTATCGTACGATACACGTGCAGCATTAACAATAGATAGATCGTCACCAAGAGTGTCAACCAAACGTACATATCCCTTATCCAATACATTAATCGGTTCTGGAGTTGTCTTTATGAACATTGTCATTTTTCTTAAATCTTTTCTCTAGCTTCTTTACAATAATTTTATATGAAATTAGGGCAACTGTCAACTCATAAATGGTGTTCCAAAAAAAGTCTACAAGGATGTGATTTGGATCAGTCAACATCCCGATGATGATATCCCAATTAAACAATTTACTCTTCAATAACTGCAAATAGGTCTCTGATAGTGATTACTAAAAAGTCTTCTCCGTTATGAGAAATTTCTGTTCCACCATATGGAGAAAAGATTACAATATCTCCAGGCTTTACATCTGGAACAATTCGTGAGCCGTCCTGTAGGGTGATGCCTGGACCGACAGCCACAACAACGCCTTCGTTTGAAACTTCTTTATTTGTGGTAATGATCAGTCCAGAAGAAGACTTTTCTTCTGCAACCTTATTACGCTTTACTACAATCTTGTCTTCAAGAGGTTTTAGTGACATTTTAATACTCGTCTTTCTGGTGGGTAACACCGTGCTTGTCGTCAATATACTTGTGAATCTTTCTCAAGGCTACCGCCTTTGAAACTGCAAAACCAATTAGCAAGAACACTGCATTCCAGAAAAATTCTGAAACCATATGCTCTAGACCAAAGGTTACATCTAGAATTGAACTAAACAGGTTCGTAACTTCGTGATCGTGGTTGTGCATTATAGCTTTCCTTTGCGAATAATGGATATGGCTCTTACTAAGCCTTGCTTGTATTCAATTATACCTTGCTCTACCTCTTTGGTCAATAGCTTTATAAAAACTTTTCGTGTTTCGTTTACAGCTTTCTTACGACCAGCGTCAAAGCCCTGTGTCCAGAACTCCATCTGAATCTTTTCTAGTTTTGCTTTTGATATGAACATGATTCTCCTTTGTTTAAGCTCCCCACCAAGGATTCGAACCTCAATTGCCTGGACCAAAACCAGGAGTCTTGCCGTTAGACGAATGGGGAATATAAGTACCTGTTAATTATATGGTACGGACAAAATGTTGTCAAGCATTACTTAGAGAATGCTGAACCAGCCCAGAAGTTGCTGTCAACTTTTTTGGCTTCACGTTCAACAATAGATCTTGACCAAGAGTATCCTGCATCTCCACCCCAAGCAAGCCACATAATATAGCCATTAGATGGGTTAGCCTGGTTTCCCCAGTCTTTGCCCTTCTTGTCTACTTCGTGACGTGAGAAGTATGAATACATACGTTTTACAGTACTAAGCGAGAGTGTCTCTCCATTAGCCAATTGTCTAGCTCTCGTCCATCCAACTGCAGTTCCAGCTCCGTTTGCTTTTCCTTCTTCTTTAAACTTAATAGCACGGCGAGCAGCAGACCTGGCACCAGCAGGAGGAGAATAGCCTTCGGCTTTAGACATTTCTTCATCATAACCTTCATTTTTAATCTCAATCTCAACAATCATTGCATCGTTGTATAGCATACCAATTGAATATGGTGTTGGGCAGAATGTTCCATCTTCTTCTTGTTCAAACATTCTCACTGCCATTGCAGGGTTTTCTGGAGTAGACTGGATTGCATACTCTGTTCCAGGTGTTCCGTATACTCCACCCTCACGCATAATGTGTTCAACCTGACCAATAACAATTCCCTCAGAAGTTGCACCCATAACATAATCGCCTTCAGTAATAGGACGATCAGCCTTGTTTACTGGAACACAGTTAGGAACCATTTTTCCTTTACCGCCTGGCTTCATTCCACGCTGAACGTATCCATCCCAGCAAGGACCTTGTGCTTTATTTGTATCAACATCGTTGTCTGATTTAGTTCCCATTGATCCTCCTGGTCCACCAGATGCAAATGCTCCAACACTATTGTTAGCATTGGCACTTACTCCATTACGATTTACTCCACGAACCCTACGGTTTTTCCGTGGCTTTCTTTTTCCTCTAGGGTTTACTTCTGGATACTTAATTCCCACTCCTGGATAGTGTGGGTCAGCTGTAGAAGAAGGGTTGATTCCAGTGTTTGATATTGATCCATCACCCATAGCCTTTGTTGCATCTGGCTCATTGATGTGTAAAGCAGCTAACTGTTTATTAGCATCTTCCATAGATGGGTGACAACCCATTACTTCGCCAGTACCAGTTTTTACTACAGGGTATCCAGAGCATCCGTAGGATCCCTTTTCCCCTACATTATAAGGCATTAGTCCTCCATTTCAGGCTTGCAAGAAGCTCTGAGTTGCCAACACCACTTCTGGTGCATGGTCTGACGGTCACCAAGGAAGTTGGCGAGACCGTATTGCTTTGCAGCAGTAGCTGCATCAGCTGCAGCCACAATCTTAACTGTAACCATATCCAAAGCTTCACAAAGGTCATTAGCCATATCAATAGCATCTGACGACACAACGGTTTCTGGAACAGATGTTAGTTCTGCAAAGCGTGATAGTTTAAAAGGAGCATACGAATTAACGTCAAGCATGCGAATCCACTCTGCAAAGCCATCAATGGCTCCATCTAGGTCTTCATAAATGTCACCAAACTTGTCGTGCCATTGAGGGAAATCATCTCCCTCTACATTCCAGTGGTATCCGTGAGCCTTAAACTTTAGGGCTACTGTGTCTGCTGTGAGAGATTTTAAAGCATCAATTAATTCGTTCATAATAATAATTATAGCATAATGTTTGGGCAGTTTATCCTCATGCCCAGGAGGTAGTGCTAACTAATCTCAATAACCTTTGGCTTCTTCTCTTCAGGTACTGAGCGTACTAGAGTAATGCTCAAAATACCGTCACGAGTTTCTGCCTTAAGAACTTCTGTGTGTTCTGGTAAGCTAAATGATCTTACGAACTTTCGATTAGCGATACCCTTGTGCAGATACTTCTGTCCTTCAGGCAAATCAATATCAGTGGTATTGTTCTTGATTGTCAGAACCCCATTGTGAATAGTAACATCCAGGTGATTCTTGTTTAAACCAGCAACAGCAAACTCAAGGATCCATTCATCCTCGTCTACTTTAATTACGTTGTAAGGTGGGTAAGTTGCCTTTGCTGGCTGTGCAAATGCCTTCTCAAATTCCTGAGCAAGGCTTGCAAATGGGTCATTAAAAATAACCATATATATCATCTCCTATTAAGCGAGTTGTGCATCCCATTTGGCGATGCATATATATTATAACAAAAAAGGACAGGCTTTGCAACCTGTCCCTTAATGTTTTATTTTTGCTACTTCTTAGCTGCTGGCTTCTTCGCTGGAGCCTTCTTCACAGGCTTGTTAGCTTCATTGTAAGCCTTGACTAGGTTTTCAATAGCCTCCTTGTTCTTGTCAAGGTATTCCTTTGGAATGACTGCTTCTCCACTAGGTAGTTTTGCAACTAGGGCTTCTTCGGCAACTCGTCCAAAAGCGGTATCCTTTGGATTTAGGTATCTAAGTGCTACTGGCAACAGACCTGCTGCTAGAGCCATCAGAAGCTTTGCTGGATCAGTTACTCCAGAAAGGTAAAGTGCTACTGCTGCTGCAAGAACACTTCGGGCATATGAGG